CCTCGAAAGAGGATGCGATAGTCTGAACACGGAATATATATGAAATCCGTGAGGGAATGTCGAAGAACTTCCCCGCCATAGAAATATGGTCATAAAAGTAACAGTTTGGGTCTTAGGGATGCTCAGTATTTGTACAATCGTCGTCGTGTTATTGAACTCGACATTCTAGAGTCTCAGATTAACTCAGGTTGGATTTATAAAGAAAACGCTTTGGTTAATCCAGCAGATGTGTTCTTATCTGGACAAGGACGAGGTTTAGCCTTAAAGACTGATGCTTCAATGGCTGATGTACAACAGATACAAGCTCCACAAATACCACCATCAATGATTCAACTTTCAGAGCTTTTAGCTAAAGAAGTTTCCGAGATTTCGGGAGTAAATGAAGAACTTCTCGGTAGCGCATCGGATGATAAGGCGGGCGTATTGAGCATGTTAAGACAGGGTGCCGGTCTAACTACGCTTCAGGTTCTTTTCGATCAACTTGATAGAGCTATGCAACTATTAGGTAAGCTTGAGATTGATATCATTCAAGCAAACTTTACACCAGGAAAAATCAAAAAGATTCTTGAAGGTGAAGAACCAACTCAGCAGTTTTACAATAAAGACTTTGGTAAGTATCATGCCAATGTTGAAGAGGGTTTAAATACTTCTACTCAGAAGCAAATGCAATTTGCACAAATGTTACAACTTAAAGAAATGGGTGTTCCTATATCTCCTGAAGATCTATTGGAAGCAGCAACATTACAAAATAAACAGCGTATTATTGATAATCTTACGAAAGCTGAACAGGCGCAATCTCAAATGCAACAACAACAAGCTGAAATGGCTATGCAGTTACAGCAAGCTCAGATTGAATTGGCGCAAGCTCGAGCTAAGGCTGATCTTGGTCTATTTGCTGAACGTACTTCACGTGTTGATGAGAATAGAGCGTTGGCTATTCAGAAGCTTCATGAGGCGAATTCTGATGATGAGCGTGCTATGCTTGATAAGATTAAGGCTCTTAAAGAGCTTGAAGATATGGATTTAGGTCATATTGAGCGCTTATTAAATATGTCACATGCATTGAAAGAATCAGAGATTAGATCTTCTGAAAATTTAGGTGAAAAGGAAGTTGCGAAACTCCAACCTAATTCGTAGACTTTGGGTGATTCTATACAGTGTGTGTAGATAGTTAGAAGTATTACTTTGTGGGTTAAAGCCCGCAGTTGCTATCGAAGGAGCCATCATGGCTAAAAAAAGACATTACGACGGTGAATATTCAGGCGAAAAAATGCGTCGAAAAATGGAAATGAGTGATGCTGGAATGTTACATGATGATAAATCAGCTGTAGCTAACATGCCTCAAGATGTTAAATACCGACCTTGGGGTAATGATTTCACAGGTTTCGATTCAAATATCGATGACACTATTTCTGGAATCAACAAGCAGCAAAGAATGGATGAAGGTGAAGCTAAACGTCATAACGTTCCGAAGAAGTGGTAACATGCCAGCTGTACCGCGCCAAAATAAAAAAGGCACAAAGGTAGCATTTGGTATTTTAGGCACACCACCTAATTTGAGCTTTAAGCGTAATGCGCGCCAGCAATGGATAAATAAGATGCTTCTATCACAAGAAACATCTCGCGTTAAGTAAATTACTCCAAGTGTAAACTCATAATTTACACTTGGAAATATATTAGGAATAATATGGCAAATGGAACACCTCGCGTAAAACATATGCGATCCAAACTGAAACGTTCTGAACATCCTAAGGTTATGGAAACTCTTGCAGGTTCTTTCTACCGTCAAATCGACCCACGATTAAAACAACAGGTTATGGATAGTCGTATGATGCAAGAAGATGAGTATTGCATAGCAAATCTTTCAGAAAAACCAATTCACAAAATGTTTAACCCTAATCGTTTCATGGAATCTTTAGGTTTCAGAGATGAGCGTAGTGAAGTAGGCGAATAACATGGCAAAGAAATGGATTCAAAAAGCAATCAAACACCCTGGTGCTCTTCATGAAGAATTGCATGTTCCGATGGGTAAGAAAATACCTCAAGCAAAACTCGAAAAAGCTGCAAAGCATAAAGGAGTTGAAGGTAAACGAGCTCGATTGGCTGAAAATTTAGAAAAAATGCATGGTAAATGTTCTGATTGTGGAAAGGGTATGCAATGAAATGCAAATCATGTACATACAAAGAGATGAAGAAGGCTGGAGAAAAAGGCGATAAAAAACTTCATAAAATGGCTGTTGAAAAAAAGCACATGATGAAGAAAGATAAGATGAAAAAAGTTAGTAAAAAGAAATAACAAGATATAGTCAATTATTTTAGCGATTCACAAATATTGGTCAAAAGCGCCAAAAAAAGTAAGCTATATCTTGTTACAGCGTATGTCCGAGCATCTTAATCAAGTTTGTAAATCCCTTGCTTGATGACTATGCTCGGATTTCTATAAAAAAGGAGCATATGAAACGAGATACGGTTGGCAAAATATCATGGGATTTACTAGCGAATGCTAATCCATTAGATCACTCAGCTGAAGAGCAAATGAAAGAACAACTTGATACGTTTGAAAAAGAGATGTATCAAGCAATCGATCGAGGCAAGAAACAATTTCCTCAAGATTTCTATATTGTTGTAGAAACTAAAAAAGAACCTAAGATGAAGAATGTTATTCGTAACTACTTTATCATCAGACAATCCTGTCCAACTCCACAATATGATAATGCAGTTTATAAATATCACTACATACCTGATGAACTTGAGTTTTTGTGGGTTCTTCCTTCTCGTCAAATTTATAATATGATGAAAGAACGATCACTTGAATTACCAAAAGAAGAACGACAATTACTTCAGTTTGTTCTAGAAGATTCTGACGGTACATTATTAAGAAAATGTCGACAATTAAACGGCGAATTAAAATAAAAGGAGACGTATGAATTTACCACACGCAAGCCAAGACCAAATGGCGACAATGCATAGAATTGCAGAACAGAAGATGAAGAAAGACGGTTTTGTTCTTGAAGAAACACCAGTTGAACCGTTAGAACAAAAGCACCCTATGTTAGCACATCACGAAGAACCTTCCATGCAATCTGAGAGTGAGACTACAGATTTACCTGAATCAGAAGAATATGAAGATTCAGTCGATGAAATTGTCCAGGAATCACCTACAGAAACTCCACAACAAATGAATTTCCGTATGATTAAAGAGCGCGCTGAACGAGCTGAGCGTGAACGTGATGAAGCTATGAAGTATGCGATGCAGTTTAATCAACCGAAACAGCAAGTAGCTCCTGCAGAACCAGAGGATGATTATTCTGATATTGGTCTAGATGATGATGGTCTAGCTGAAGGTAAACATCTTAAAAAAGTACTCAAAGAGATGCGTCAACTTAAGAAGGAGATGCAAGAGTATAAGACCAAAGCCACCAATGATACTGTTGAAGTTAAGCTTAAATCACAATATCCAGATTTTGATAAAGTCATTACTCATGATAATCTTCAAGCATTAAGTTCTATGAATCCCGATCTTGCTGATATGATTTCACAGACTCCTGATATGTATAAGCGTGCGAAACTTGCATATGATATGGTTAAGCAATACGGTATCTATCAAGATACTCCTAAAGCTGTTAATTATGATGTAGAAAAAGCTCTTGCTCAAAAGAATGCAGCAAAACCTCGACCATTAGCGTCAGTTTCTCCACAACAAGGTGATTCACCATTATCCAAAGCCAATGCGTTTGCAAATGGATCTTTGAGTAAAGACATGAAAGAGCAATTTAGAAGAGAAATGATTGATGCTACAAGGGGTAGATAATGTTATTGTCTGAACTACAACAACTATTTGCACGTGATACATTAGAATTGTTTAAAGAGATATATGGTCTTGGATATACATTCACGTATGGCGAAGCTATGAGATCTGCTGAACAAGCTGCTTTATATGCCAAAGAAGGTAAAGGTATTGCGGATAGTTTGCACTGTAAGCGATTAGCAATTGATATAAATCTATTTAAAGATGGTGTTTATCTCGATAAAACTGAAGATTATGCTGAAATAGGTAAATATTGGGAATCATTATCTCCAACAAATCGATGGGGTGGTCATTTTAAGCGTGCAGATGGAAATCATTTCGAGAAAAACGATTTACCGTCTAAATAATCAATTAGAATAAAGGTTATAACTATGAAAGCTTTATTATTTTTAACATTGTATGCATTTACTGCGCAGGGTATTGATGAGAAGAACTGTGCTGTTATCATTGTAAAAAATACAGACAGAATTGAATATGAAGATATTATTGATGTTATATTCTGGGAAGATCAGTTTGAATATAGCGTTTCAAATTGTCTTGCATTACCACTTTCTAAAGAATTACCACGTTATGACTGTTTAGATATTTCAGATATATTATTTGGTGATGATCTTGAAGATTGTGGAATAGATACTGAGGGTTCTCCAAGCCCCGAACCAGAAGATAAGTAAGACAGGAGATATGTATGAGATTTGTTATTTTTGATAATTTTAATGATGCCCCTTTAAAAATTACTAAAGACAAACGTGCTATCTGTTTGAGTATTCAAGATGACTCAAATCCAAATGAGCAATTGCATTATATATATCAATTGCCCTTAGATATATTAAATAGAGATGATAAGGTTGATATAATTAAAGATATTATATTTAAATGGACTGAGAAATATAATATTGATCAAGATGGTTATCATAAGAATGATATACAATGCAACGATAGAGCATGGGATGCTTTGAGATATTATGAATGTGATCTACAATAATTTACATGCTCCCTAGTTTTTTATATACTT